CAACCAGTACGAGATTTTCCTGACCGTGATGCAGCAGCTGCAGCAGTTCCAGAACCTGAGTGATGCGATCGCACTGCCGCCTGAATACAGTGCGGCACTGATGTGGAACCTGACGCTCGAACTGTATCCGTTCTATGGCCTGCCGGTCAGCCCGGTTGCCGAGAAGAAGGCCGCGGCGTCGCTGTCGATCATCGAGGAAGTGAACGCGCAGATTCCGCGCCTGCAGATGCCGATCGCGCTGCAGGGCAATAACACGGGCACATACAACATCTACGGCGACTTCTATATCGGGAGTTCGCCGTAATGGCCAAGTTCCCGCTCATCACCGGCGCTTACTCTGCCAAGAGCCTTGTCGCGGAGGCGCAGCGGTGCGTGAACCTGTATGCCGAGCAGAACCCGAAGGATTCGCCGTTCCCGTTCACCTACTACCCGACGCCGGGCCTTACCCTGAAGGCGACGGCTACACCGTCATTCGGCACCGGCTGGCGCGCGCTGTGGTTTGCATCGAACGGCAAGCTGTATGGCGTATGCGGCGCTACGGTGTTCTCGATCGACTCATCGTTCAAGCTCACGAACCTGGGCGACATGGCGACCGACAGCGGCCCGGTGGATATGGTCGACAACGCCAATTTCGTCGTGATCGTCGATGGCACCAGTGCCGGCTACACGATCGATCTGACCGATGACAAGTTCGCGGCCATCACCGACGGCGCGTTCGCTGGCGGCAATACGATCGGCTTCGTCGACGGGTTCCTGGTGCTGAACATGCCCGGCACGCGAGAGTGGTACATCTCGCTGAACGATGAAGTGTCGTTCGACGCGACCGACTTTGCTTCGAAGTCAGGCTTCTCTGACACTCTGGTCGGCGTTGCAATCGCGAAACGCTACATCTACCTGATGGGCGCGGAAACGATCGAAGTATGGTTCAACGCGGGTGACGCGACCTTTCCATTCGAACGCCTGCCGGGCGTTTTCATGCAGCACGGGTGCGCGGCCGCAGGCTCTGTCGCGCAGATGGACGGCGAAATCTACTGGCTTGCGCAGTCTCCGCAGGGCAACTGCTATGTGAACCGCACATCGCAGTTCAACGCGACGCAGATTTCGACCTTCGCGCTCGATAACGAGCTTGCGACATACCCGCGCATCGACGATGCGATCGGCTTCACGTACCAGATCGAGGGGCACTTCTTCTACGTGCTGACCTTCCCGACCGCGGACAAGACCTGGCAATACGACCTGTCCACGCAGCAGTGGAATGAACTGAACTGGATCGACGGCGACGGCGCGCTGCACCGGCACCGCGCAAACTGCTATGCGTCGGCCTACGGCATGCCGATCGTCGGCGATTGGGAGAACGGCAACCTGTATCTGTGGGACGTGAACGCGTACACGGACAACGCCAACCCGATCCCGCGCATCCGCTCGTTCATGCACAGCGTCGACGACAACAGCGACCGCATGCGCTACCGCGAGTTCATCGCGAACATGGAAGTCGGCAACGGGACCGGCACATATGACCCGGTCCCGGTATTCCTGCGCTGGAGCGACACGCGCGGCAAGTCGTGGGGCAACGCCATCAGCATCAGCCTCGGCATGGAAGGCGAATACATCACGTCGCTGCAGTATCAGCGGCTCGGCATGGCGCGCGATCGCGTGTTCGAACTGTCGTGGTCGGCGCCGGTCAAGACCGCGCTGCTGGGTGCGTGGACGCAAGCGGAGTCGAACAACCAATGAGCACGCCGCCGACCTCCACGATCCAGACCGATGTGCCGCTGGTCAACGTGCCATTTGTCGACCTGAAGACCGGCGTCGTCACCGAAACGTGGTTCCTGTTCCTGATCCAGCTATTCCGGCGCTCCGGCGGCTCGAGTGGCATTCCCCCGAATAGCCTCACCGTCGCCGATGTTCTCGCGCTCGAAGAACTCTTTTCGCCGGCAGGATCTGGCTCCGAGAATGAGTTTGAGATGGAAATGGCGTTCCCGCCGATAGTGCCCGCGCAATACCTGCCGGACTCGACTTTTGCGCCTGCTGCAGATACCGGCTACGCACAATCGGCCGGCGCGGTAACGCTTGGCGCATCGCCAGCGACCTACGTAGCGAGCTACCGCCAGGGATTCCATATCACCGGGGGCACCGTGTCGGCGCTTTCGATGCAGCGCGGCGCCACCGTCCTGCCGCTCGCACCAGGATCGCAGATCGTCGAGTTGAGCCCCGGGGACGCGGTGACCGTTACGTATTCAGTCGCGCCGACCGTGACCATTTTGCCGAGGTAGAGCATGCAGCGCATTCCGAAATCCATCCCTGCGGCGCAACTCACTATCTCTCCGGTGCCGTATTACACGGCGAACCCGGGTGTGACGGCGACGATCAATAACCTGTCTCTGACCAATACCAGCGGCGCACCCGTCGCGGTGTCTCTCTTTCGCGTTCCGTCGGGTGGGACGGCGGTCGCAGGAAACACGATTCTGTCGGGCTTCTCGATCGCTGCCGGCCAGACCTATGTTCCGCCGCAGGCGATCGGCCTGCAACTCGATCCCGGCATGACGCTTCAGGCGCTTGCCGCAACCGCAACCTCAGTAACCATCGCCGGGGGCGTCTACGAGACCTCTGGATCACCTTCGTAAAGGAGCATTGAAATGCCCAACTATCTCGGTACTGCAACGGACGAACTGGTTGTCGCTTCGCTGACCTTCAAGGGTACGCCCGGCGACAAGGTGACGCAGATCTATCGTCTCGCGTTGACGATCTCGCCGGCAGCAGTGGCAGCGAACACGACCGCCGAACAGACGTTCACGCTGCCCGGCATCGCGGTGGGCGATGTGGTCTATGTCTCGAAGCCGACCGCGCAGGCCGGCCTCGGCATCGTCAATTGCCGCGTGAGCGCCGCCAACACGCTCGCGATCACGTTCTCGAACAACACGGCGGGCAGCATCACGCCGACCGCTGCCGAGACGTATCAGGTGGGCGGTATCCGCTGATGCGCAATTTCCATCTGCTCGCGAGCGGCGTGGACGTCAATCCGCTGGTGCTCGCCATCAAACGGCGCCCGGAGTTGTGGCAGGAGGACACGTTCCTTCGCCACTACCCACAGGGGCCGTTTGGCGAGACGGAAACGATCATGCTGCGCTTCCCGGAGAAGGTCGAAGGCCTGACCGAGGAGCAGATCGAGGCGTACAAGCAGAACCAGCTTGCCGGATACGACCAGTACGAAGCGGTCGACTACCCGCCGTACAAGCTGCTGCACGAAGCGCGGCCGATCGTCATGAACCTGATGGCGCGCGTCGCGGGCGAGCGTCTTGGCCGCGTGATGATCAACAAGATCGTGCCCGGCGGGCGCATCTTCGAACATGCCGACACGCCCGAGCAGACGCGCTATTACACACGTTTTCATGTGGTGCTGCAGGGCTTGCCCGGCGCGGTGCTGAAGTGCGGCGACGAGCAGATCAGCATGACCACAGGCGATTGCTTCTGGTTCGACAACAGCCAGGTGCATTCGGTGGTGAACAACAGCTCGTCCGACCGCATCAGCATGGTCGTGGATATCAGGACCTCGCGATGATCACTTTCGACATCGAACCGTTCAGCCGCGTCTACGACGAGATGCGGCCGCTGCTCGAGAAGCACTACGCGGAAATCTCGACGCACAAGGATCACGGCGTGCCGCTCGATCCGCAGGTCGAGGCATACCGCGCGCGCGAGGCGGACGGAACGCTGCTGATGGTGATCGGGCGCGAGATGGGGCAGATCGCCGCGTACTTAGTGTGTTTCATCGCGCCCGCGTTGCATTACCAGTCGTGCCTGACCTGCTCGCCGGACATCTTCTACGTCGAGCCGAGCCGGCGCGGTCTGGAGATCGGCGCGCAGATGTTTCGGTTCACCGAGCAGGAATTGCGGCGCCGCGGCGTCAAGCGCTGGGCGGTGGGCAACAAGGTGCAGTTCGAGGCGGCCGCAGGTGCGCTGTTCCGCGCGCAAGGGTTCGCGCCGGTCGAAACGATCCACGAAAAATGGCTTTGAGGGGTGATCTATGGTTGCAGCAGCGGTAGGCGTCGGTACGGCGGTCGCGGGTGTGGCGGGTTCGGCCATATCCGCCAATGCTGCATCCAGTGCGGCAGACACGCAAGCCGCGGCAGCAAATAACGCCGCTGGACTGCAATGGCAGCAGTTCCAGCAGCTGATGCAGAACCAGGCTCCGTATATGCAGCTTGGCTCCAGCGCGATTCCGCAACTGCAGGCGCAACTTGGCAAGCTCGGCAATATGCAGTTCTCGTTCAATCCGACCGAGCAGCAGCTTGAGCAGACGCCTGGCTATCAGTTCACGCTGCAGCAGGGACTGAAGGGAGTCGATAACCAGCTTGCCGCGAAGGGGTTGAACCTGTCTGGCGCGCAGGCGAAGGGTATTGGTCAGTACACGACCGGCCTCGCCGACCAGACATACCAGCAGCAGTACCAGAATGCGCTCCAGAACTTCATGACGAACTATGGCGCCCAGTCGGATCAGTACAACCGCCTTTCGGGTCTCGTCGGGCTGGGACAGAATTCGGCGGCCGGCGTCGGCAATGCGGGGCTCCAGACGGCGAATACTGCGGGCAATTTCCTGACCTCTGGCGCCAACGCGCAGGCGGCAGGCATTATCGGCAGCGCAAATGCGATAAACGGCGGCCTGAGTTCCGCTGCGCAGGGCGGCCTGCTGTATTCGTTGCTGGGTAACGGCGGCGCCGGTGGCGCGGGCCCGAATACGATCTACGGCACGACTGCGTCCGGCAATCCTATCTACTTCCAGTAGGGGATGACATGCCTATCGATCCGACTATCCCTCTGCAAGTCCAAGGTCCGCAACTCGGGCTGCAGTCATTGCAGCAACCCTTGCAGACTGCCTCTGGCCTGCTGTCGCTGCGCCAGAACCAGATGCAGCTGGCGGCCAACCAGGCCATCTCGCAGGCCTACGCGCAGTCCGTGAACCCGGACGGGTCGGTCGACTTCAACAAGCTGCAGTCGCTTGCCGCTCAGAACGGCGCCGGCGCATTCCTGCCGCAGTTCATGGGCCAGATCGCGCAGCAACGCAACTCGCAGCTGCAGTACGACACCGGCAAGCTGGATCTTGCGCTGAAGCAGCAGCAGGGCATCCGCGGCATGATCGGCTCGCTCGCGGTCGATCCCGACATCGGCAAGACGGACATGTCGACGAAGATCGCCGGCCAGATTTCCGACGCCGTGCAGTCGGGTCTCCTGCCGCTAGATCAGGGCATCCGCGAGATTCAGTCGATTCCAGGTGATCCCGCCGGTCAGGCATCGTGGATCCAGAACCACCTGATCAACTCGCTGTCGGGCGAGGCGAAGCTGCAGGCGGTCATGCCGCAGGCGGTGACGGCCGATACCGGACAGGGCACCGCGTTCTTCAACCGCAATGCGCTCACGGGCAGCATGACGCCGAACGGATTCGTCGCGCGCGGCATGACTGCGGCAGACCTCGCGGCGCCGAAGACGATCACGATGCCGGACGGCTCGCAGCGGCAGGTGACGACGCAGCAATGGCTGCAGATGCAGAGCGGCGCAGCAGGCGCGCCGGGCGGCTACACGGGCCGCAACGATGGCAGCAGTGCTCCGGCAGCCGGCCCGGGCACGCTATCCGCGCTCGGTCCGGGCCAGCAGACGGCTCTTGCGGCGCAAGCCGGCACGTCGAACACGGCCGCGCAGACGCTTCACGACGCCGCCGCCGATGCGCCGATGCGCCTCAACCTGCTAGAGACCGCGCGCGACCAGCTTTCCAACATCACCACCGGCCCCGGCACCGACTGGCGCAACACGCTCGCGAGCGCTCTGCAGGCGACTCCGGGCCTCGGCGATGCGCTGAAGGCGATGGGCGTGACCGATCCTTCGAAGATCGCGAGCTACGACGAGTACAAGAAGATCCTGACGAACTACGCTTCGTCGGTCTCGGGCTCGCTTGGCACCGGCACGGATGCGCGCCTGAATGCCGCGGTGACAGGCAATGCGAACCCGGGAATCTCGAATCTGGCGAACGCCGACATCCTGACGAAGACGATCGCCGGCGAGAAGATGCGCGCGGCACAGGACTATGCGTTCCAGAACTCGGGCCTCACGACCGACCAGTTCAACAAGTGGCAGTCGCAGTGGAACAAGGCGGTCAACCCGGATGCGTTCGTGTTCACGTCGATGAATCCGCAGCAGCAGCAGGCGTTCATCGCGCGCAAGACGAAGGACGGCACGCTGCCGCAGTTCAAGGCCGATCTCGGCAATCTTGTGCGCAGCGGCGTGATCCAGATGCCGGGAGGGCAGTGATGGCGAACTACGACGCGATCATCCAGGCTGCAGCGGCTCGCTTCAACGTCGATCCGGCGCTGATCCGCGGCGTCATCGGTACCGAGTCGACGAACAACCCGAATGCGGTGTCGGAGAAGGGCGCCACCGGCCTGATGCAGATCATGCCGTCGAATTACAAGGCGCTCGGCATCACCGACCCGAAAGACCCGACGCAGAACATCATGGGCGGTACGCAGTTGCTCTCCCAACTGCTCGACTCGTCGCCGGACGTCGCGACTGCGTTGCGGCGCTATCAGGGTGGCGAGGATAGATCTCAGTGGGGTCCGGTGAATGCTGCCTATCCGCAGAAGGTGTTTGCGGCTGGCGGAATCGGCGCACAGCCGGCTGGCGCGACGTCGCCCACACTTCCGGGCATCCCGACCGCGAAAGCCGGAGGCGCTCCTCAAAGCGACGACGCGATCTTCGCGCAGTTCTCGAAGGGCGGCGCGCCGGCGCAAGCGCAGCAGGGGCCGCAGTCGGACGATGCAATCTTTGCGTCGCTGACCAAGGGCGCGACGCCAGCACAACAGCCTGCGCGAGGTCTCCAGACGCCCGAGATCGTGCCTATCAGCGAGCAGGAAGCCGCGGATGCGCGCGCGCAGCAGGCCGCACCACCGCAGGCGCAGCCGGGCGGCATGGCGTCGTTCGCTGCCGGGCTCGGGCGCGGCGTGCAGGAAACCGCACTGGGTGCGCAGCAACTGCTCGGGCATGGACTCGAAGCGATCGGCGGCATTGGGGCACCGTCACCTACGCTTACCAGCCTGATCACTGGGCAGCAACCGCAAAACATGATTCAACGGGCAGGCAAATGGCTGGTGAACGACGTCAATCAGGGTCTCGCGCGCGGCGCTGGAGAGATCGCGCCATATCAGGCGGCGCACCCGATTGCCACCGGCGCTGGCGAGTTGGGCGGTTCCGTCGCCGCGACGGCGCCGCTCGGCGCATTGGCACCGGTCGCACGCACGCTTCCCGGCATGGCGGCGGTGGGCGCCGGGCTCGGCGGCGCGACGGCGGCGCTCGCACCGGTTGATCCGAACAGCCAGAACTTCGCGCAGGACAAGCTCAAGCAGATCGGCATCGGCGCGGCCACCGGGGGTGTGTTGTCGCCGCTCGCAGGGCTCGCCGGCCGCATCATCTCACCGAACGTCTCGCCCGACGTGCAGACGCTTCTCGACAAGGGTGTGACGCCCACGCCCGGGCAGATTCTCGGTGGCGGCTTCGCGCGCACCGAGGACAAGCTGACCAGCGTCCCGGTGCTCGGCGACATGATCAAGAACGCGCAGCAGCGTGCGCTTTCACAGTTCAACCAGGCTGCGTACAACGAAGCGCTCGCGCCGATCGGCCAGAAGTTCGCCGGCACTGTCGGGCAGGATGGCATCGAGCAGGTCGGAAAACAGATCGGCGCCGTCTACGACAACGTGCTGCCGCAGATGCAACTTAAGGTCGATCCGCAGTTCCAGGCCGATGTGATGCAGCTTGGCCAGATGGCGAATGGCTTGCCCGATGCGCAGCAGAGAACGTTCATGAAGATCCTCAAGACGCAGATCTTCGACAAGCTCGGCCCACAGGCGAACATGGACGGCCAGACGCTGAAGGGCGTGCAGAGCGAACTCGCGAAGACCGCGAGCGGCTATCTCGGCGACGCGTCCTACGACAACCGCCAGCTCGGCGCCGCGGTGAGCGCGCTGCGTGACGCGGTGGACAGCAACCTCGCGCGCGTGAATCCGAGCAACCTCACCGACCAACTGGCCAACGCCAATCAGGCGTGGGCGAATTTCGTGCGACTGCGTTCGGCTGCCGCGTCGACGGGCGCCGCGAACAACGGCGGCACGTTCACGGCTGCTCAATTGCAGGCCGCGGTCCGCGCGAATGACAAGTCGGTCGGGAAAGGGGCTTTCGCATCGGGCAACGCCCTGATGCAGGACCTGTCCGGCGCGGGTCAGCGCGTGCTGGGGTCAAAGTACCCGGATTCGGGGACGGTGGGCCGCGGGCTCATGTCGCTGCTCGCGCCGACCGGGATTGCCGCAGGGTTCGCGACTCAGCCTGTCGCAACCGCGGCAACGCTGGGCGGAATCGGATTGGGCTCGCTGCCATACACGTCACTCGGCCAGCGTGCTGCGGCGGCGCTGCTGACGTCGCGCCCACAGTTTGCCCAGCCGGTAGGCAATGCTGTTTCGGGTCTCGGTCGCCTCATCGTACCCGGGAGCCTGCCGGCGCTGCTTTCGGGCAACCGATGAGCATTTGAGCGCATAGACGATGGAAACGCCGGCGGATGTTCCGATGGCGCGCAGGATCTGTTCGGTAGTCATGGTCTAGCCATCCTAAATGGCGGCAGCAGCCCGTTAAAGCGTCTCCCGAGGGCAGAGACAGGCGGAGCCGGAAGGCTCCTTTGTCATGCTACCGGGCGATAAAAAATGACGGCCACGCTACTGCCGAATGCAAAACAGCAGTTCCTCGACGGGAACGGCAAGCCGCTCGCGGGCGGCTCGGTCTACTTCTACATCCCGAATACCAGCACCTTCAAGAGCACCTGGCAAGACCCTGCGCAGACGATCCTGAACACCAACCCGGTGATTCTCGATGCATCTGGCGAAGCGGTCATCTGGGGCTCGGGCACGTACCGTCAGGTCGTCTATGACGTCGACGGTAACCTGATCTGGGATAAGATCACGGAGGATACCAGTTCCGGCCTGTTCGGCAACTTCGCCGACAACACGTATCTGGCGAGCAATGGCGGCTTCGTGCCGGGCACGACCACGCAGCTCACGCTATCCACCGGCCCCGGTTCAGCGCCGAACATGTGGGTGTTCTTCGACGGTTTCTTCCAGCAGCCGGATACCTGGTCGCTTTCCGGCATCACCACCGTTACATTCACGTCGCCCATTCCTGTTGGCGTCTCCGAAGTCTTGATCAAGGTCGGCGGCACGGTTTCGATCGGCACGCCCGGTAACGGTACCGTCACAGACGCAAGCGTCGCAAACAACGCGGCGATCAACAGCGCAAAGCTGGCATTCCTGCAGGCTGGCGTCGGTGCGGTGAGCCGCACGGTTCTGTCGAAGCTGCGCGAGACCGTCAGCGTCACGGATTACGGCGCGGTCGGTGACGGCACGACCGATGATACGGCAGCCATTCAGGCAGCGATCGATGCGAACCAGGGCGGCGCAATCGTGTTCCCTGCCGACAAGACGTTCTTTTGTGCCGGCATCATGCTCAACGGCGCGGCCTACAACAACACGACGCTGATCTTCGAAGGCTGGCTGCTGATGAAGCCGGATGCGGGCGCGTCCAACTTCGGTGGCGCATGGGTGGGCCTGCTGATCAAGGACTGCTCTGGAGTCGTCGCGAATCCGAAAGTCGACGGCAACCGCTCGAACATGACCGACCGGCAGCAGATCTTTGCAGTCGGCGTGGCCGGCGCGTCGAACCTGACAATCCCCACGCTCGATGTGCGCGAGATTCGCGGCGATGGCCTGTATATCGGGCAATCGAACTGGACGTCGAACAGCACCAGCTCGTCGATCATCAAGGTTGGCCGTGTATCCGCGATCAACAGCGCGGACGATGGCCGCAACGCCATTTCGATTATCAGCGGCTCGACGGTCGATATCGAATACCTGCTCTCGATTCAGGTCGGCGGACTGGTGGCCGGATTCATCCAGCCAGGTGGCTTGGATATTGAGCCCGACTTCGGCTATGAGACGTGCAACAACATCTGGATCGGCTATGCGGACGTCATCACCGCCGGAACGTCGGGGCTCGGCATCGTCGGTAAATCGATCTCCGGCAACGACAACAATCTCGACTGGAACTGCTCCGACATCCGTGTCGACGACTGTCGCATCCTGAAGACTGGCACGACAGGTGCGGCCGTATCGGGCACACCGTTCACGCGCGTATCAGATCTGAACGTGAAGGGTGTCATGTCTTACAACACGGTGGCCGGCGCTGGTCCGGTGCACGATTTCTGTCAGCGCATCACGCTCGACTGGACCGTGAACAACATGACATACGGCGCGTGGCTTGGTCCGTCAGGCGCATGTTCCGATTTCGATGCGAAGGTGACCGCGTCGAATTTCTCCATCGCTGGTGTGCGCACCACGAACGTTGCGCGCGGCAGGGTGCGCGGCCGCGCTCGCGGGAATATCGCTGGCAGTTTCGGCGTGCAATGCCACAACAACGCACGGTCAATCACGCAGACAGGCGTCGCGTATGAAGTCGATGCGCCGTTCGATGGTTCGATGGCTCGAGCCTTTCGTAACGAACCCGGCAATACGGTTTCCTTTGACCTCGCGTGCATCGTGCGCGATTGCGACTGGACCGGATATGCAAGCTTCGCCGCGACCAACGACGCTCTGATCCGAACGGTTGACGTGCTCGGCTATACGAATGCTGTCGCGATGCCGGCCAACGGGTCGTGGCTGCTCGGCACTTTCGTGATCAACGACAACCCCGTCCAATCCGCCGGCCGCTACATCCTCGGCTGGTCGCGCCTGAACACCGGCAGCAACAACGTGCTCAACACCGACTGGTCGCAAGCCTTCGTCGCCTACGTATAAGGACACTCCATGAAACGCCTGATCGCTTCACTCGCATTCTCGCTGGCGGCTGCCGGGGCAATGGCGGCAACGCTCAGCCCGGTGCAGCTTCTGAACCCTGCTGGCTCGACTGCCGGACAGGCCATTGTTTCGACTGGTCCCTCGACTCCTCCAGCATGGGGCGGCGTCACGCTGAGCGGCCTCGGCGCGCAGGCAGCGAATACCGTTGTGGCGAACGCAACCGGATCGAGCGCGAGCCCGACTGCGGTGGCGCTGCCGAGCTGCAGCACGACGAACAGCGCGCTGAAGTACACCAGCGGCAGCGGGTTCAGTTGCGGCACCA